AAGGTGTTACGTCAACTACTATAACTGAGTTACAAGTAAATGTAATGCTCTGTGTTGAGATGTCGCCAACAGCACCATTTAGGTCTTGGGTATTGTTTACCAAAACTGTAGTTTGATACTCTGGGTTGGTAGTGCTAATTACTGCGTTAGAACGCTTAATAACTAGTGGCACTGTAGTACCCCAGGCTGCCGCTAAGGTTGCAGTAACTGCACCTGTGCCGCTTGCTGCATCATTGTTAAGCAGGTCTAGGGTAATTGTTGATGCCTCTAGTCCTTTAACAAACTTGTGAGCTGTGTCGCCCATTGCTGTAATTTCTAATTCATCAAAACTGCGGTTAATAGTAACCCCTGTTACATATGCTGAAATGTCAACACTGTTAAGAGTAACTACCGCACCATTGGATAAAAATACGGCCATTAGTCTTGCTCCTCTTCTTTTTTGTAAGCAGGTTTTTTAACCGCTACTGGTGTGTGTGTAATCTGACCTGTCTTGGCCAGAAAGTTCTTTTCTTCTTCTGTTAATCCTTGATATGCCATTTTAACTCCAACTCGTTAGGATTGATACAGTAATTTCTGATACTAGCAAGTCGCCACTAGCTGCGTTAACTATTGCTGGTGCAGAAACGCTAGATATGTTCATTTGATAAGTTGCAGCAGCCAGTTTAGTTACTACTGCTAAAATGTAATCTTCCATACCAGCTAGGTTGCCTTGATTGTCTAATGCTGGTTTAGTAATAAGTATTCTAAAAGTTGCCAACGGATTAACACTTATTTCATCATTGTTAGATGGTGTTATGTAAGGATCACCTGGCGTAATTACTACAGCATTGGCTAATAGTGTTGCAGGCGGAAAACTAAATACTGACCACACGCCAGCATTGGCAAGTGTTGTCGCTAATGTGCTACGTAATGTGGTTATTGCGGCTGGCATTATCCCACCAATGATGCAGGTGATGAATACGGCTGAATGAGGCCACGCACTCGGTTAATCAGCTGATAACCCATCCGATAAGGGCTAGCACTGACCCCATCCATACCGACCCCACCCGTCTGGCTAACTTGTCTAGATTGCCAGATATCTACGGCTACGATCATGGCCGCTTCTCGGATTGCAGGGGTGCTCGCATAAGCTTGGGTCTTGTGGTCTGGGCCTGTGGCTACGCCATAAGGTACTACTTTGTGAAAGTTTTGATTAGCTGCAACTTTATTATATTGCACAAATGAATAGCCATTAGGATAATTAACTTGGCCATAGTTATACATAAATACTGGAATTAAACTAGTAGTGCCAGTGCTAGGTGGTATTGTGCCAGTGATTGTGTGTGAACCATTAAATGCAGATCCACAAGCACTTACAACTATTGTTTGTCCTGCCACAAACGCATTAGGATTAGCAAGCATAAGTGTTGCAACATTGTCCTGTAATGCAGTGGCTACTACTGGTGCAGTGTTAAACCATAAGTATTGATTAATTAAATCTTCGGCTGTTTGACAAACTTCTTCAACTGTAGCCGAAGTGTAGAGTGAACCAATACCTAAATTACTGCGTAACTCAGCTTCGGTTACATATGTGGCTGGCATCTCTACTCCTTGTCTAAAAAAGCTCCCCCAGGGCTAGGGCTACTAAACCCCAGGGGATTATTAATTGTTAAACGGATTTATCAGGTCTTCTTGTACTTTAGGATTCCGTTAGGCATTTTTGCAATTGTTGCCATGTATCCGTAAATTGCTACCTGTACTTGTAGGTTTGATACTACGTTAACAGACATAAATGCCTGAGGTGAGCGATATACAGTGAAAGCCTCTGGTGCAAGGATAACCGCTGAATCATCATCAAATGTAGTAGCTGAGAAGTTTTTGTCTACGTATAGATCAAGTCCTAACACGTTACCACGGATAGATGTTGGATTAACTTGTCCGCCTGCGTTCATCGGTTGCAACGCATTAAATACGGGCCTCTTAGTGGTGTCTTGAGCACCGATCAACGCACCCCATTGTGCTGGGTTAGCAATGTAGTTCTGTGCGAAGTAACCAGTGTTTGAATAGATAGTACGTGCACCTTCAGTTGTAAATGCGACAATACCATCTAGATCAGCAGTTGTATTTGTGCCGTTCATACCAGCTGCAAGTAATGCATTTAATACAGTTGTATCAATTGTCTTCAAGTATGCATACTCTAATTGCTTTGTAAGTTCTGCATAGAAGTTAGGATCTGAACGCTCTAGTAATTCTACTGAGAGTGTATTCATGCCTGAGTATTTAGATACTGTACCTGTTAGGTAAGCAGTTTCCATGCCTGTATTTTGTACTGCGCCAGCTTCTGCTTCAACAGTTACTACTGGTGCTACACCTGTGCCGCCACCTGAAGAAGTTACCAAAGATGGTACGTTAATTGTCATACCTGATGCTGGCAGTGTGCCTTGTGAACATGCATCAATTGCTGGTGTACCAAAACGTGTGTTTGTTACAAACTCACTTAGGTATTGTGTTGGATTAAATGCTGGGTTAGTTGAGAATGAATCATCAGCTGCAGCTATGTACAGTTTTGAATCATCATTACCTAGAGCAGCCTTAATTTTGTGCTCTGTGTATGCAGCCATAGAAGTAATTGGCGTACGTACTGTTGTCTGAATTAATGGTGCTGTAATTACTGGGCGAGCAGCTTCTACTGTAGGAGTAGCAGCCTCTGCCTTTGCTTCTTGTGGCGCTGTTGCTAAATCTTCCACAGGAGCCTCGCTTTCTGTTGTTTGGTTTGTGTCCTCTGCTTCGTTTTCACTAGCAGCAACTTTAGTTACTTGCGCAGCTGTAAACGCTGGGCTTTCTACCAGGCTAACCTCTCTTAGTGTTGCACTGGTTACATATAAATAATCTTTTTTCTGTATAGACTTGTTTACATCTACACCGACAGATAAACCATCAATTAATTGCTCGCCAGCAAGTATTAAAGCATCTTGACCTTGCATAGATGCGCTGATCTTGAATGATGCGTAGATTCCATCTTTTTCTTCATTAAATTTTTGCATACGGCCTATTGGGCGTTCTGGTGCATGTTGCATAAGCATCTTTACTTTGCCAGGATCACCTATGGCTATTGATCCTTTAGCAAATACGACCTTACCAACGGAAGTATTGCCTACCTCTTCAAAAGGTACGATCTTGCCAGCAATAACTCTGCGCTCTGTATCGGCAGCTTCTATATGGCTACTGAATGTAAGTTTCATCTTCTGTTTCTCTTCCGTTAGGTGTCATTTGTTCCATTTCCTTTGCTTCTTCCACATCAATTAAACCTAGAGATAGCATTTTTTCTAGTGCTTCTAGGCGCTTCATTGTGTCAGCTCTTAGGAAAGATTCTTCTATAGCAAACTTAACTACATGACCACGTGGAGTAATATCATCCATGCTTAAACGATCTTCAATAGCACAAATAAACGGCTGTAGTGAATAGGCTACAAACTCTTTGCGACCATCAATAATATTTTGGTAAGTCATGCTGTTATTCATATCTGCGCTTATGTAATATGCAGGTACGTTCATAGCACGTGCAATTTGTGTGGCTAAATATTGTTGCGCTTCGTTATACATCATGTCTTTAGGACTAAAGCCAACTGCTTCGTAAGATAATGTGCTAGTTAAGTATGCTGTGCTTCTATTTTGACGTGCTGATTTCCACGCAGCTAATAATCCTTGTACTTGTGCTTCTGGCATGTCTGCACCAGTGTTTTTAATAAATCCTGTAGCCATTGGTGTTGCAGCGGATACGGCTGCGGCTTTTTCTAAATCTAATGCGCTTTGTATTGTGCGAGCTGCGGTTTGTAATACTCCACCACCAGTTAATCCCTGGAAAGTTATTAAACTTCCAATACCAGACATAGGCGCTCTTACGCCATCAACAAAATATTCTTCTACTTCTGTGCCAAATTTATTTGTTGTAAATGTAACTCTATTATTTGCTATCCATTCAAATCGTGATGGTCTTAGATCATCCGCAAATAATTCCGTTATACGCCAATAAGCGCAATTATAGAAGATCAAACTATCGACAGTCCAACTTATCGTGACGGATCTTGGTTGCCGATAGTCTGGTTGATCTATCCAAAGAGGGTTCCCCAACTCCTCACCATTAGACTTTTTGTAAAGTTTAAGTGGCAAGTAGGATATTACTCCAGCTACAAGGTTCCTGCACCTGGACACCGCTGGTACCTGCATCGCAAAATTTCTATCTAATCCACCAGGAAAATTACCGACACCAGTTGTAAATGAACCATAGCCGTAGGCTGTGTCCATAATGGCAGGGGCGTATTGCGCTTGTACGGATTCAGTTTTTTTATTTATACCCAAAGCAGACAATAGACCCATAGATATACTTTATACCATAAAACGGACTAATGGTGCAAGTTAGACAAAGATTTGCGCTGTTTTTTGTGGTTTTGTTAATTCTGATACGACCATAGCCAAAGATATTGCAGCTGTAACATCACCAGCCGACTTACGCCTGATAATGCGCCAGCCAGCATCATTTGTTTTAGCAGCGCAGTTATTTAGGTGCTGTACTAGGTCTGCTTGTCCAGAATGAACTATGCGGTTATTGGCTAAACCATCTGCTAGGTCTGAACATGCCTGGTAAAACGCTTGGCCGCTAACATCTTGCATACGCCATCCACTTTGTTCTAATTTTGTGGCTATTGTTTGTGTGGCGTACTTGTCAAAACAGATTATATGTGGGTGGTACTTTCTTGCCCACTCATTTATGTCACTTGCCATCTTAACTTCATCTATAGCAATATCACTATGCCAAAGCTGTGCAAGTCCTACAGCTACTTTCCCATCTTTTATCTGACCCATAACCAAAGCGCCAGATCTTCTAGTTGGTGCAATATCAAAGGCCATTATAGTCTGAGGGCCGACAGGGATTTCTAGCGTACTATCACTACATGCTTCAATAGATCCATATACCCATGGGCTTTGTGTGCTATCTACCCACTGGCATAACATCTCAGTACGTGTAGCTTCTATGCTGTTTGTATTTACTGCTTCTTCTAAAGTTTCTTCTGTTACTAAATACCCTAATGCTGGATTAGCCATAGCCCAGGCTTTACGATCATTTATTTTACAATGCTGTGGTGCTGACCATTCATAATAACCTAAAGTCGCTGGTGGGTAGGATAATGAGCGTTCTCTTAAATCGTTTAATACTGTACTAAATCCATCACCTGCGTTACTTGTCATTAATGTCATTGAATTAGGCCTTGCACGTGTTACTGGTAATGCAGCTGTAAAAGCTTCTTCTGACCATTCACGTAATTCATCTAAATATAAGAAATCTGCGGTCTTACCACGTGGCGCATCTCTAGTAGCTGCGGCTATCTCATACCTAGCGCCATTAAGTAAGCTAATAGATTCTTGGCCATTAGCCAGACGTATCTGCCTTACTTGATCTTTTAGAAATTGATTATCTTCTATTGTGTATGCAACGTTTCTAAATGTATCTAATGCCATATTTCGATTAGATGACATGCCCAGGACATTCTTAGAACCCCATAAGAATAGATGGCTTAATATGAGCATACGTGCTAGGTGAGTCTTCCCCGATTGCCTGCTAACTAAAATTAATCCAGTCTTCTTGACCCACATATCGTTTTCATCTACAGATAACAAATCATCTAATACCCAGCGTTGCCAGGGTATAAGCGGCATCCCAATTTTTTCAGCTAGATCGGCTACTTCTTGTGCTTTGCTTTTAACTTTTAGTAAAGGCGTGTGGATTCTAGGCTCGGTGCTGCCAATTAGCCCGACCCCTCGTTTAATCTGACTTGATTCGGTATCAGTTTGCATCAAAGTCCAGCGTATCTGGTTTATTAAAAGGTGAATCTGGCACTGTACTGGTGGTTTCAGGGAGAGAAGGTTTCAG